ATTCGGCGAGTGGTGCAGGGCCGTCCATTAGATGGGCTATAGTCTCAAAGAAGGTAGGGAAAGTACCAGCAGAGATAGTTGTGAGAGATTCGGGCGCAAAATCGACATATTGGAAGTAGCGGTTGAGCTCGGGTTGAGAGGGAGTAGCTCCTTTGATATCTACTAGGTAGCGGTAGATGTCTTCGCAGATTTTGTAAGTGCGAGGGAGTTGTCCACATGATGCGTAAGCGATGCCTACACAGCGAGCTGCGACTGCATCTGGACGCGTGGAGCGTTCAGGGTGTCGGAGTTGTGCGAGAAGTTGGATCTCATCTCGATAAGGGATGCCGCCTTTGTTGCGGTATCGTAGGACTTCAGCGTCCTCGAGAGAGTCTCGAATTTCTGACTTTTTAAGACTTAAGGTTGATCCAAAATAATGGGTCGCATAGAATTGGAATAGGTTAAGAAATGATGCTGCAATAAGAAGGAAGCAACAGAGTAACATGAAGATGGAGTCATCTCCTTGTACTTTGATGATAACTTTGTCAAGATCGAATCCCATCCTAGAGAGGATAGTGAAGATCATGACCATATTATACAGTGAGTCAAGAATTTGGGTTTGAAAATAACCAGAGAAGATGCCTGAGTGAGTGAAACGGTACATAGTGCCGTCTGGCATGAGGAGAGGGATAGAAAGAACGGAGTCGGTCATCCAGTTCCAGAGATTGTCTAGTTTTTCGTGAATCGGTAGGTCGTCGGGTTCATCAGTATGAGAAGGGTAGGCGTGGGTGGGGTGGTAACCAAGAGTGAAATCGAACATTGGTTTGAGACAATGTGTGTGAATGTCACGGATTACGGTGTGCCTAGCGTCCTTGTCAAATCCAGACCAGTCAAGGGTTGCGACTAGTTGGTGACGAGGTGCGAACTTCGAAAAGAAGTTGCGAAGACGATACCATCCGCCAAGGATAGTTTCAAATCCCCAGAGCATGAAGGATTTAGATCCGGTCATGGTGAGAAGAAACACTTGGAGTGGCCATATGAACATAAGTTCAGAGGTCAGGAGGGTAAATGGTGCGCCAAAGACGAGGCGGACTTTGTCTGGTGATTCGGTTTCGACGAGGTGTTGTCGGGCGAATGCGGTGTTCCAGTACTTAAGGTCGTTGCCTGATGGGTCAGTGGTGTGTCCATATTTGATTCGGTGAATATTGGTGCGTGTAATGAAGAAGGCTTCGGTGTAAAGATTGTGCTTTGTCATACGTGCGTCGGTAATTTTCAAAGGTTCAGATGTTTTGTGGGCTTCAGTGAATAAGTCACGGTCGAACTTGTCGGTGAAAGGTGTGCCATAAGCAAAGTGATTGTATTTGGCTTTGACATATCGTTGATAGTAAGGTGAGCTATTGAATGGGGCTCCGATATTGGTAGAGAGTCGCCATTTGTAGTGTCGAAGATCGGCAAAGTGGACTGCTTGAAGTGGGACTTCGGGTTTGAGAAGTTTGGCCACATGGTTGATTGCATTCCAGTAGTGCTTGTCTTTTGGGACAGGGTGCTCGATTGAGTTGAGTTTGTCAACATCATGTTTGAGGGAGTCTTCGTTCCAGGGAGAGCGTCGGTAGCCATTGATGACTTGGTCGGCCTCTTCGGGTGTGAGGAACTTATATAGAGCGTGATCTATAATGGAATTGACCATCTCGGTGAGAGGGTTGAATTCGCGGGGATCGCGTCCATGAATTGGGACTGCCTTTTCGGGCTGGGGGGGAAGCTTGTGAAGGTTCTGCATTGTGCAAGGGGTGTCAGTGATCTTGTAAAGATGTGAGGTGGGTAGTATAAACTCGATTGAGGGGTTAAGACTTTGTAGTTTGAGC